CACACCGTCCCCTTGCGCAGAATGCCTGCCATTTCATCGACGATGTATTCATCGTTCGCGCGGCTCTTGTCCGCGACTGCGATGCCCTCAAAGCCGACTCCGCCGAGGCGGACCGTGCCCGGCGTGGTGCCACTGGCACCGACCGCGCGCCCGAACGGGACGACCGCGGTCGTGACGCGCTTGGAAGCAACGTCCTTGACTTGCTGGCCCTCGGCGACCATTCCGGCGTAGCCAAGGGGCATGGCCGCAACGGCGGCCCCGAATGCGTCTTGAATCGGCATGATTACGCTCCTTTGCCAGCAGAGTTCAGATAGGCCGTGCTGAGGTTCTTGACGTATTCGGCACGCGCGTCGCCCATGACCGTCACGCCCGTCTTGAGCGCATCGGCCACCGGGTCGCCTTTGGCCGCATCCTCTGACAGGATGTCGAACCGCGCGTCAACGTAGGCCTCAGATTTGCCGGTCAGGGCCGCATCACCCAAGCGCGACACGACAGCGGCGCGGCGGATGGCGGCGTCGGACAGCCCAGCCGTTGCAAGATCCTTGGCGATCGCCTTGGCCTTGCCGATCAGGTCGGCGCGGGCCGCCACCTTGGCGTCAAGGTCGGCATCGGACAGGACCGCCTTGGCCATGGTCGCCAGTTCAGCATCCTTGGCCGCCAGTTCGCCGTCCTTCTTGTCCATTTCCTTCTTTTCAGCAGCGGTCATGTCGGTGATGGTTTTTTGCAGCTTTTCGAGCGCCTGCGCGCCTGCATCGGTCGTGACGACGGAAAGGCCGTCGATCAGAACCGTCCGCGTCTGAATGGCATCGGCCATGAGGGCGTCCTTTTCGTCTGTGATGGGGGATGCGCCCCACCGCGCTATGGCGTCACCGATGCGGGCCATTGGCCCTGCACGTCCGGCGGCCACAATGGCGATGTGGTTGCCGACGATGTTGGTCTGTCGCGCCTGATACGCCGTCCCGTCCGGCGCAATCCCGTCGCCCCAGACCAATTCAGACACGTAACCCACGCTCAACTCTCGCTTGCCGTCCTGCACTTTTCGGATCGTGGCGGCATCGGTCAACTTGATCCCGATCCGCAAATACTCGCCGTCGCGCAGGACTTCCTCGTTCGTGGTTCCGACCGAGACCATGCGAGCCGTGTCGGCCGTCACCAGATCGGCAGGGTGATCATCAGTGACCGGCAACAGGCCAAAGGTTTGGAGGCTGGACTTCAGGAACACCTCAGATTCGTCGCGGTAAACTGTCACCCGGTCAAGGTCGGGCCGGTTCAATTCCGCGCCGAGATAGTCCTGCGTTCCGATCCGGGCGGTGCGGACGTTTGCGACCAGATACCCCTCGTCGGTGATCCGAACGGTGTCGAGCGAAGCGAAATCTGTCAGTTTCATTCGTCCGCTCCTTCGCCGTCAGTAAACTCGGCCACTCTGCCCTCCAGCCCCGGAAATGCACCGGACTCGGTCAACGTGTTGACGATTGTAGCCGCAATCGCTTCTTGTGGCAAGATGTCCATGTCATACAGGACTTTGGCGCTGTCAACCAGAACCTTGCCCATATCGGCCCGCTCTTTCGCGCTAACCTGGAACAACGGACGCCACGTCCAGTGCAATTCAGGCGGGCGATCTCCCAGCGCTGATCGGATCAGACACTCGTTCAAAATTTCCATTGCCGGATCAAGTTCCAGCGTTTGAATAACCCGAACGCGGTCGAAATAAATCTTCTCATCGCCCTGACCTGTGGCGTTCATTCCCGCAGCAGCAATCCCAAACAGCCGCGTCATAGGAATGCCAGCCGACGCCGCCACCATTTGCATGAACCGGTCGATGATATCTGGCAGAGTGGCAAAGCTGGCGGTTTTTTGGTTGTAGGTGTCTTCTTTGTCCATCAGCAACGCGCCGTTGATGCCCTTGCCGCGCGCGGTCAGTCTTGTCCGGGCCAGAACCATTGCCTCGTATGCAGTGCCGCCCGAACGCAACCCATCGTTAAACCCGTTGATCCCGATCACGTCCACCTTCGCCTCGAACACGAGCGATGCGACGTTGGCAATGGTGGCGTCAAGGTTCTGCACGGCGCTGATCGTGGCATTTAACGTGCTGTCACCCCATCCGGGGTGTGCCGAATACCGATCGTCCTGCACCTCCTCACCAGTGGCAATCACGAGCCGTGAGGGGTGGATCTCCACCGATGCGCCCGTGGCAGGATTGAGGCGATAACTGACCGGCATGCCAAAGCCGGGAAGCCGCGGGTCGCGCTGAATTTGCCCGGCCGTGACTTCCGAGCGGTTGAGAACGGCCAAATATAACAGACCACCCTTGCCGATCTTGGCAGGGTCCAGTGGTTTCGATGCGTCCAAGTCCCGCGTGCCGATGTAAATTGCGGCGCCCCCGAACAGTCGGGCGCGCTTCAGGTTCCGCATCGTCTTGCCTTGCAGCCCGAGCCGCTTTTCCTCAGCCTCCAACGCTGTGATCTGTTCCGCATCAGCCTGCCATTCTCGCCATTCGCGGGTCGCATCCTCGGCGGGCAGGTCCACCACGTTGCGGGCGACAGCACTCGTGCGATACATTGCGACAAGCTGATCATCGGCAATCGTGGTGTCAACATAATGGGTGTGGGACGCCTTGTCCCGGTCAGTGCCGAGATTGGCGACGATGTTCCGCAGGCCGTCCATGATGCTCATATTGTTCCAGCCCACGAATTATTTACGCCCGCGATCATGTCAAACGCGCGGGTTGCGGCGTCGATCTGGTCTTTGAATTTGCCCATCGGAAACGTCGCGGCCTCATCCAAGAAATCACCATTCCAATCGCCTGCCACAATGTCCACGTTCCCGGCCTCGACCTGCGCCGCTAGGGGCATTGCCCGGGTTTCTTTATCGCCTGTCTCGACGCTTGACGTGTAGCTATATCCCATCAGAGCCGATTTGAGAAGGTGCAATGCCCATGACTTGCCTGCGCTGCCGGGGTCTTGCGGGATCGATCCGCGGACCGCGCGGCCATCCGCGGCCGCCGTGCTGGCAAGCAACCGCTCAACTCCGGCCGCGTTCACCTGGTCTTTGACAACATGGGCAATGCAGATACGCCGGTCAGGGCCGATGCCGACCTTGACGCCAGCCGTCCGGGCTGCGGCTGGATCGTTCGTTGCGGCCAAGTCCCAGCCGCGCACCCACGTGTAGCCCGCAGGCTCGGCCTGGATGGCCCGGAAGTCGGACCGCTTGAACATACCGCCGCCGCGGGGTGCGGGCCTTTGCTGAAGCTGTCCGGCGCTGGCATAGATCCCCATGGTCTTTTCAAGCTGCGCGACCTGATGCTCAGGGAACCGATCGGGAAACAGCAGTTCGCCCTCGATCGTGCGCGGGTCAGCGGGAGAGCGACGGTCCACTTCGAATCGCATCGGCAGGCAAAGGTGGGTGTATCCCAGATCAATCGCCACGGCGGAAACGTCTGATTCATGCAATCGCTGCATGATGATCACAATAGCCGAATCTTCATTATTGACGCGCGATGGAAGGGCTTCTCGAAATGTTGAAACGCCTGTGGCAAGTTTCTGAACGCTGTTGGCGTCTGCAACACTGTGCGGATCGTCAATTAGCACCCTGTCGCCGCGCGATCCGGTCATGCCTTCAAATGCCATGGCTTCCCTGAACCCGGTCTTGTCGTTTTCAAACCGCAGCTTGGCGTTATTGTCGGCCATCAGGTTCATCGGCCAGCGTGTTTGATACCATTCTGACTGGATCAGGCGACGGCATTTCATTGCGTCCCGCACGGCCAAGTCTTGCTTGTGCGCAGTGCCGAGGAACCGCATGTGAGGCAATTCCTTTGGCCCCCATTCCCAAGCCGGCCAGATCACACCGGTCAGCAGGGACTTCATGGTGCCAGGCGGCACATTCATCAGCAGACGGTTGATTTCGCCGCGCGTGACGGCCTCTAGGTGCGCGCAGATGGCGTCCAGCGCCCAGCCCCACTTGAGCGGTGTGGACGGCTCTAGGACGTGCCATGCGCGCCTTGCGTAATACGCCAGCGATCGACGGCACAATTCCTTTTCAGCGGCAATTATGTCAAGCGGAGTCAGGTGCATCGCCAAGCGCCACAATTTCTGCAAGGGCTTCGGGCGACAGCTTGGACATATCCAGAGCGGCCTTGGGCGACATGCTTCCGTCGGTGCTGGACATGTCCAACTCACGCCTGTCTCGCCATTCATAAGCGACACGGTTCTTCAGGCCGAAAATCGCAGCGGTTGCGTTGCCTTGACCTGTCATCGCGGTGTTTTGCAAACAGTTTTCCCACCACACGGATGACCGAGCCTGTCCTATATTTAAGGCGTCCGAAAACTCAGGGTGTTCGTCAGCCCATTTATAGACTGTTGACCTTGAAACCAGAATGCTACCGGCAAAAGCTGTCACGCTATATCCGGTAGCCATAAAATTAATGATTTCATCACAATAGTTTGGATGGTATTTTGAGGGCCTGCCAAGGCGTGGTTTGGGCATTTTTGTCATGATTGAAATCTAGCCCGAATAATTGCGGATAACAAGTCGCGCATGGCTCAAGATCCCACAGGGCGTTGAATGCACGCAGGCTCCAACGTGACCGGATAGCCTGCGCTCGCCTGCATCATGCGCACGAGCGGCGCGACCGCCTCCAGCGTGTGCAGACATTCTCGCATGGTCGATACTTCGGACATGTGCCCGCCGTCGATGACACGGCACGCTGTCAGGTCGGACATGAGGCACATGATGAAAACCGGGATGAACGTCATACCTCGCCCTCCATCAGCGCAATTTCCGCCACGATGGTGTCTCGCATAATCTGCACCCACCGTCTCGCCACCCTGACGTCACGCGCCCATGCGGCCTGCCACGCCATGCGAACAATTCGACCGCGCCCATCGCGCATTTGCCGCGTAAACTCCGACATGCTAAAATCCGGCTCAGTCATGCACGCCAGCAACAACCGCCGGTCATTCATCGTCGCAATCAGGTCATCCGTCCAAAACAGGGCTTTGCGCAAATCCCGCATCTCATCGCCTTTGAGGTGCGCGCGGGCCACGTATTGCACGATCTGCGCGAGCGGACCGCCAAGGCGGCGCGAGAGGTGGATCACCTCGATCGGGCCATCGTTGTAATGCGCGGCGCGCGTCACGGGGTCAAACGTCATTTTGAGTTTCTCCCTTCCCTTGTATGTTCGCGCCAGAATTTGACACAGGCGGCGTGCGCTTCCTCACGTGTGTCACGGATCGAATGGCTGTAAACCCCGTTGCAGTAGAGGTGAGCCATCCAGCGCCCGTCCTCACCGTGCCACATCGTGATGCGCGGAGCGGGCGCCACGGGGCGCGGTGCGGGCATC